CTCCAACTGTTGCTTGTGTTCCAGAAACTGAACCTATGGTTGCTACAGAGTTTCCACCAGTATAGACTAGAGAACGAATATTGAACGACTGTGTGCCAGTTCCAGAATTGGTTATAGTGATAGCAGTTCCTGCCTCAGCAAGTTGTGGTGTAGATGCTAACTTGACACGTCCTGTGTCACCTATGTTAATAACATAGTAAGTTGTCCCAACAACAAGAGGTGTTACTGGATTAGTTTGTGCTGCAGTGTATTTGACTGGATCTCCTGTTTTTGCACCATGTGCTGCAAACTCAAAAGTGTCTGCGTAAGATAGTGCATCTATTTGTGATGGGTTGATATTAAATTTCTTACCATCATTAAACATGATGTATCCTTTATTCACTGCGACTAATGCACCTGGTCTTGTATTACGCAATGGTTGTAATCTCAATACTGATGTAATAGGATTCCAAGAAATAACTTTACCTCTAGCAGTTACGTCATCTTGAACTGCCTTACCAATAATAATTTCATCTTTTATAAAATTACCTAATACATTTTCTAGAGTGATATCTACAAAATCTGGCATTGTAACAAGTGCGTTAGGTGGATTTCCTGCACTATATCCTTGACCAGGATTTGATACAGATACGTTTGATATACCACCAGAAATAGTTGCAACTGCTGTTGCACCAGAACCAGATCGAGTGGATCCACTTAATATGGGTAATGATTGATAGTTTCTACCATTATCACCTATAGTTATAGCTGCTACGCCTCCAGACGGATATATTGAATTTGTAGAGTATGTTATGCCTGTGCTATATCCAGTCTCAGGTGCTACAGCAAGTCTATATGATGCGGTGGTATCACTCTTACCTGTTATGGTATGTGTCCCTAGTATCGGATCATTAATTACGGTAAAGAATCTACTATTAGTAATATCACTCTTAATACTAATTACATTTCCCATATATGCATGATTTTGGCAAACATAGTGTAAAGTGTTTGGAGCATTTGTTGCAACAGTTATTTCTACACTACGAGTTGATGGAGGATTACCATTTCCATCAGCATTGTTAAATCTTACGTTGTAATCATCCCATGAGACAGACTCACCATTGATTTTATAAACAACTCCCTTTTCATATCTACCTACACCACCGTAAGCATCTTCACTTTCAGAAAAATATATTGCATGAGTTTGATTAGTTGCATCATTTTGATTGAATATGTAAGTTTCTCCACGTGACATTGTAATAGCAGGAGATTGTTCAAGATTTCCATACTTATCACCTGTCATCCAATATCCTTTACCAGATCCTTGACCGAATAGAGGATGATCTGCTGTTTTAAGTTGAACTTGAACTGTAAATGTATTTGGTGCGGTAATTATGTGTTTTACATCATGATAATAGAAAATGCCAGGCAAATCTTTCATCAAGATTGTTATTGACTCCTGTTCGTTTGTTATTGAGTTTCTAGTCTCATCAGTAACGTTCTTGTAAGTAAAGACGTCAGTGTTTGATGGGTCAAGTGTAAAGTTTAGAACTTTTCCAGTATTACTTGCATCATTAGTATCAAATACATATGAGTGACCATTTATAAGATCTAAATTTGGTTCTTTTATGTAAACGTCTGCAGGAGTGCTTCCGCTGTTGCCTGTTGTGACGTTTGCTGCACCAGTAGATGCATAGTTTCTCTTTACAGTAAATCTATGGAGTGTGTCACTTCTCACAACAACATAATTTGTCTTATTGTAAGACGAAGGTGAGACACCTGAGATATTTACGATATCACCCTCTGTAAGTTGATGTGCTTTATCTGCTCTACACTGTGCTTCTCTTACAACTTGTGTAAGTGTAATACTAAATCCATTACCACCAACCTTATTACCAATATTGATATTGTCCGCAGATATTGTATCGCCAATATTGAAACCATATCCAAATTCTGTAATTGTAACATTTGTTACACTGTTACTAGCAATAACGATAGTTGCCTTTGCTGCTTTTCCATCTCCACTAGTTGTTAGTGGGACGTCAGTGTATGTGCCATCCTCATAACTAGATCCACCAGTAATACTTGCCCAACCATTTTGATATAAGTTACCATCTGTGCGTGTTCTTAGATATTTCCATGATACACCTCCATCAGTGGATGTGCCAGATGTATGTGTTGGTGCTGTTGATCCAGAAGTTCCACCTTGATAACCAGCTTCATATACATTATTTCCGTTGTAAACTATATCACCAAATTCATATGTAGTCCCAGATGTCCAAGCATCCGCAAGTTTCATACTTACAAGGTTAAAGTATTTGAAGTGATAGTTTCCATTAATTACTTTAGATGTAAGACTTGTGCTAAAAGAATTATCTTCTACGGAAACAGTGACACTATCTCCAATTTGTAGTAGATGTGGAGTGGTGCAAGTAAGTCGTCCGAAATATATGTCTAATCCATCCTCGGTTGCTGCACCAAATATGTTTTGTAATGATGTTGCTTGCACACCCTCTACTTGAGATACAACTGCACTTACACCATCTCCTCCTGTTCCTGTATTGTCAAATAGTAATCTATCGTTAACCTTATAATCTTTACCGCCACCTTCTACAAGATATTGATTAATATTCTGTGATGAGAATTTATTAGTGGATGATACTACCAGAGAATCCGCACTTCCACCTCTAATGAATGGATAGTAACTATAGTAACCGATACCATCTTCAATATATGTAAGTGTTTCACCTGTTTCCATTACAATAAGAGTTGTGCTATCCTCTAAAGAAAGGAAGAAGTCAATCTTATTATCTAACTGTTTCCGTTTAGCAACAATATTGTCAACTCCTATAAACGGAGCTCTGTAACGTATTGCATCCTCTGTAAAGTTTTTCTGCAAACCATTACCGTTCCAGTTTACAGCATCTGCTTCTCCGTAGAACTGAGGTCCTACAAAGTATGGGAATGCAGGGTTACCAGTTGTTCCTGTAATAGTTGTGAAATACGCATACACACCATTTGGATATTCGGGAGTGACGCAGAATCTGCCATTGTAGCGGTCTAAATCACCTAAACCTTCCACATACTCATAATCCTCCAAATACGTGCCTAGGGGGTCTGTGAGACCGTTTAGAATGGCATCTCTGGATGTCTTTACTCTGTAACTGCTTCTAATACGTTTATATGCGTTAAATGGTAATTTATTCTCAGGATCTTGATATCCGTAAGGTCCGTAGATAGGATGTCCGTCATATGCCCAACCAATAATAGAAGAGTGTGTTGTAGGAGGCAATTCTACCAAAGACTCACTGATATTGTCTTTTAACAAAAATCTGAGTTGTTTGGGGTTGTAAAGATATCCATACTCTCCACCAAAGATTAAGAAGTTCTCACCTCTGAATGATCCACCACCAAAAGCATCCGTGGTCTTAGGTGATACAAATGTATTACTACCTAGTTCTAATCCTGTTGCTGCTTTGTTTACAGATAGTTCTGTAAGTCTTGTTTGGAACTGTGCACCTGAGCCAGGATATATGATGTCAACTCTTGTAGAACCCGCAGTATATCCAATACCCTTACTCGATACAGTAATACCAGTAAGTTGACCTGTATTTGTATCCACTGTAGCAAATGCAGTTGCACCAACTCCGTCTCCTGTTATGACAACATCAGGAGGACCTGCATAACCGCTACCACCGAATGTAACAATAATACTCTCTATCTTTCCGTTTAGTATTGATGGATACGCCACAGCACCGCTACCACTTACCAAACTAATCGTTGGTTCGTAAGTATACCGCGTTCCTGCGTATTCTATATTGATACTATCTACAGGACCTCGACAAACTGCAACTGCAGATGCCCCAGTTCCGCCACCACCTGTGATTGCTACCGTAGGCACACTTGTATATCCCGCACCGCCATTCGTAATATTGACACCAGTTACGGAACCGTCCGTAATTTGTGCAGTAGCGAACGCCTGATTTCCGCTTGTTGCTCCTCCACCTACAATAGAAACAATAGGTTGCGTAGTATATCCGCTTCCTCCATCAGTTACGTTAATTGAAGTTACGGAACCAGTCAATACAACACTAGCGTCTGCACTCTCTCCTTCAAATTCCCACTCAATACCACCAATAAGTTGAACACCCACTGTATGTGTTGGATAAGTGGTAGGTGAAGACACACCCGCATTTAGAGATCTATACCTTCTTCCAACAATACCTGATCCATAATCTGACTTTGGATATTGAACACGAACACCAGATCCGTAAGTTGTATCTAACTTATACTCTTGTTCAAATTCAACATTTGGTGGGTTTGTAATATCGTATCCTGATCCACCCTCTATTTTTTCAATTGACTTGATTCCACCGAACTTTATCTTATCATTAGACTTAAATGAGAATAATGGGACACCATTTGCACCAATACCAACTTGACCAACAGGAGTATCGGTTTTAACCGATTTGATGCTTGGTAAAAGAGGAATACGTTTCAAATATCGTTGATTGCCAGGATCTAGGTCATCAGAGGCAAAAGGTCCTATTTTGTGAGTGGGTATACCTGTACTAGCGATTATTGCATCGGTTGCTGACTTATATGTGTTTTGAACATCACCTGTAGTTCCCGATACTGCTATATTGATAGAATTGTCATCAGACTTACCAAATGCAAATTCTCTAGCAATATAAAACTCATATCCCGATATACCGAAGGCAGGAGACGTTGTAAAGACAAATTCAAAAGTAAACGGGTCAACAATACCTTCAACTATGTGATTATTGTTATAAAGATCCTCTGGAGCATTTAAAATTCTAACAGTGTCATTTCTGTTCAATCTATGCTTCTCTTTTGTAATTACGGTGCATTTTACTGATCCATCACTTGCAACGCCTCCTAGAGTCGCAGAGACGCCTCTGAGAGCACGTCTAACGTTGTATATAAAAGAATCCCATATAGGATCAATGCTATCGAAGCCAGGTGCGTTTGGAGTAGTGACTTTTGAGTCTGGTAAGTAGTATCTACCACCACTATTCAATATTACGCCTCTAGTGCCACCAAATATCTTTAATTGTATCTCGGAACCATCTACATTTGAGGTACCATAGATTTTGAACGCAGCAAAGACTTCCTGACCCGCATCATGTGCAACATTGCTTGTATTTTCTCTTGCACGGTTGCAACCAAGGAATTGAGTAACCGTTTTGTCGGTATAACTGATTATTTCGTCTTCTATCCTAAATTTACCATTTAGTTCAGGCCATCCAAGTGTAGAATCAACTGTGACAACATCATCAGTCAAATTAGCACCTAAATCTTGCGATAAAACTGTTTTATACGGAGTTACGAATTTTCCGAGTGAATTATTAGTGTCTACGTCAATTTCAAAGATTGATCCGCTTTCTGTAAAGACTTCTACAACGCCTTTTACGTAAATTCTTGCAAATCCGACATTTGGGTCATTTGGGTCAGCATCTTGATACAAAACTTCCCCAACAAGTTCAATTGGGTTACCAGTTACGGGAGTTGCACGAATAATCTCTCTAGAAGTGTAATATGCATCACTAGGTTTGAATATTCTCTCTCTAGGATAAGACACTTGAGACTCAACGCCAAAAAGTGTTCTTATAACAAACTGAAACGACCTACTTGTGCCTTTTGTAGAGTAAAAGTCCTTAATGCGTTTAATAACGGTGCTTTCTGTAACACCAGTTGCAAAATTCTTGGGATATGTGTTTAAGAACTGTTCTTTAAACTTCCCAAGCATGTAAAGTGGGAAAATGTTGTTTAAATTGACAACTTCAGTGCCCAAACTATGAGCAGCAGCGGTTGTAGACTCAAATTTAAAGTCTGACTCTATTCCAACTGCTCTTACAGCGTTAAATCCTCTTCCGCAATCTTGAAAAAGGGTAGATCCCTTCTTTTGGTAGTAAATTATCTCATCATCTATCAATAAAAGTCCTTCTGACGGAAAATCACGTGTAGATTCAACGTCAATCGTTGTAGAAGACGTTGAAACAGCAGAAATCAATGTTGTAGTAGTAACTAAGTCTCCGTAATTATCAATATTGTAATAATCTGACCAGTTTTGAATTATATCGAAGCAATATCCCTTTAATTCTTGCGATCTGTAGTATTCTTTGACAAAATCAATGAACGTAGGAAATTCTTCCCGCACAAATTGTGGGAATTGTCCTTTTATATGGTTTGATATCCTAGATCTGGATTCTGGACTAACCTCTGACGGTACAGGTGGTTGTGTAACCGTCGTTGTGGGTGTTGTCCACGATCCAACTCTCCATGAACTATTTGTCATATTAGATTAATAGCTAGATTCTGGAATAACTCCTGTTCCAGATAAGTTTGAACCACTACTGATAGTATCTTCTACTACAGTAATCACTGTGTTATCTATACCCATAGTAATATACGTTTCTCTCAAAGAAACCAAGTCATTAGACTTTGGTGTTGCTTTGATCTGCAGTGTATTATTTGTTACACTAGTAGATTGTATTATCAAGTCATTAATTACAATCTCTCCCATGTCATAATCTATGGATCCCCATAATCCGTCAATATATTCAAATTCACCAGTTCCTTTGACGTAGTAAAGTCTCAATGACCCTGCACCATCGTCATTTAAGAAGTAAGTGTTGGCATCATCTCCAACAATCTTAAATCCACTTGATATTACAGCAGGATTTGTAGATGTTTGTTGGTTAATTCTATTACCATAACAGATTTTATAGTTAACACGTTGATTTAAGTCAACTGTAACGTTCTTTCTCATTACAATTTTTGTAATGTTAGAGGTAATTGATCGTTCTGCTTGGTCAATAATGTTTTGAATCTTAGAATATTTGAATTTACCGCCAAATTTGTTAAACTCACCACTAGAATTAAGTGCAGTTAGTGTTGTAATAACAAGATTCTTCACCTCTGCAGGAGTTTTACGTGTATTATTGGGATTGTAATACACAAAACTGTTCAAATCAATGTATAATATTGATGGATCAATGATTGTAGGTTGAATTGCAGCGATAGAATACTCTTTTAGTTTGTTTAAAACAGAATTTTTCTCGGAAAGTGATAATTTATCAGCATTTTTTGGTTTGATTGCCAAAAATACCTTACCAAATTCGGGAGGTTCCGCTTCTTCTCCACCATAACAAGAGATTGATGACACGTTTGGATAAATTTGCGGTATAATTGCTTCATAATCCTGCGTAGAAACTGCCCTACCGAACGCAGAATAGAATTTTGGAGCAGAAAATTTGATAGATTCCGTAGTTTCTGGTTCTGAACCTCCATCTGGGAACGAAACTGCGGTAATTGTAATACCAGAAGTTATCGCATTATTCAAATTATCACGATAAGTTCCGATATTGTCAAAAACTTTTAGTCCGTTTGCTCCTATTCCTGCAGATGTTGTATATTTTACTGTTACAACGTCTCCATTTAGCAGTGATTTTCCTACAATACCATCTCCAAATAGTATCTCTGGTATCTGATACTCACTTTCTTCTAAGAAAAATACTTTTGAGTTTGCATCTATCTTAGTAACATCGGTTGCTTGTAGGTATTTTTCCGTAATTGTTCCAGAAGTAACCTGTACAATCATAGAAGATGTATCAACTCTTTCGTTTGTAAGTATGAATCTCTGTCTCTGTGATGTATTTTTTACAAAAGTGTCCTGTAAATATAATCCTTCAAATAAAGTTACGTTGTTAAATGACGCAATTCCAGTCAAACTGTCTACAGATTGTGATATATCAGTCGGAATTGAGAAAACAAAGTTGTTATTATCTAATCCTGTATAGTTCAAAACCAATCCTGCAGCGATTGTGACTGATTTTGGATAAGGAAATGCTGTTTGAACTGCAATATTTACAACAGTTCTTGCTGATCGTGCTGATCTTGGTGTGTAACCAATCATTCTAGCAAGTTTTACAACGTTTTCACGTAAAACTGCTGTCTCTAGAAACCCTTCGTTGACTGCAAGGTTGGAATTTACTGCTGTGTAATAAGTATTATACGCTAATGTATCAATTAATACAGTAAGAGACGATCCTTCAAAGTCATAATCGCTAAATTGCGACTGTGATCTTAGATATTCTTTGATTTGTGCCTTGATTTCGTTAAACTCAAGACTATTAACTTGATTAAATGCCATTATGGTTTAAATATTACGCTAACATCATCAAATTTAGGATTTATTCCTAAAATTAAGTAACTTACAGAACAATTCAACTCATTTTGGTCTTCAGTAAATGTAACTTCAACTTCAACAGCAGTAACCCTAGGTTCATGCACCTCTACTGCAGTCCTAATTCTGTTTTCTACCTCTAACTCTAGTAAAGGAGTAGAATTTTCAAATAATAATCCAATAATATTCCCACCGAAGAATGGATCAAAAGGTTTCTCGTAAAAATTATAGAGAACTATATTTTTTACAGATGCTTTGATGGCAGCTTCGTTCTTAAGTGACAAAATATCATTCGTCACTGCATTTTTTTCAAATGTAAGAGAAAAGTCCCTAAAAGACTTTGATATCAATGCCATTGAGAACGTAGTATACCTTCATCAATGTATTTATACTCGTTTTTCTAAATATTTGTCTGAACGTGGATCAGTAACAAGATAACGACAATATTCATTTCCATGATCGTAGAAATCGTCTGACATGTCTACTGGAATGTTGGCATTTCTCTTACCATCTACAATTCTATTTGCCTTGCCCACGATACCTCTTCTTTGCTTTGTTCCTAGAGGTTGCTCCATACGATGTATGCTTACCTCTACCTTGTGAAGTCTTCTTTGGTTTAGAATCAACTCCGACTTTACCCATACTGTATTGTGTTGCCATAATTAACCTCCTGCGAATACGTTTGGCGAACCTTCAGCGACTGATGTGCAACCGCTTATTCCATCTCCTACTCTACCACATCCTTTATTATTTACAAATACGGTTGTGCTCCCTGTTGCAATTGGTGCAGAGTGGCCAGGACAAGGTGCACCTGGCAATAGATGTCCTGTATTGTTATCTCCTTCACGAGATACTCCTATCTCATTGACAAATACATTACTGCTACCCTGTGCTCTGGTCATACCAGAACAGTGGGTAACGTCTGCATCTCCTATTCTAGTTACTGCGGGCATCTCTTTCTCTCGATACTAATTGTTGTAGATATTCTGTTAGTCTACTCATCTCGTGATGCTGTTCCTCTGTGTGAGGTGGTTCTGGCGTCACTGGGGCAAACTTGATCAAATGGTCAAACTCATCTGGGAGATCAGCACATTTGTCGAACGTAAGGATCTCTCCCTGTTCTTTTATGACAAATTCTCCTGTTAGATCTTCTAGCATAATCTTTTTAATTATTTAGAGACCTACGACGCGATTTTTTATCCAAAGGTATTTACGTTATGCACCTTACGCATCGGTGGATACTTATACTTCAGACGGACTGGAATGGGTCTCTTAGTTACCTGTAAGTATATTCGGAGTAATGTATCAGTATCTACCAATTGACATCACCATCGCTCATCTCTATAAGTTGTGTAATACATTTTTCGTGGTCACATACAACATCAACAAGTTTCTCATATTTACTTTCTGGATCTCTCTTCATGTAAAGATTGTAGTTAGATAGTTTCTGCTCTAACTCTCCTACCTTATCTGTGAGCATGTCTATTGCTTTCCACGCTGCA